GGGTTTGAATGACTTACCAAAAGAAATAGAAAAAACTGGAAACAAAAAAGTAAATATAAAAGAAGAAACAATAAATCAAATAGCAAAATCAAGTATAATATCAACTGAAGAGTATGACTATTTATGCGATCAACAAAGACAAAATAAGGAAATAACAATAGAACAATATTATCAAGTACAAAAGATATTCTTATCAAGAGTATGGAAAATAGAACCAGAAATAATGAATATAGCTTGGATAGAAGACCATTATAATTTATCCAATATGCCTAAAAAGTTTATAAAAGTAAATATAAAAAAAGAAGATAGATATGAAGTAGATGATAGTAAAATATTAGATAATTTTGAATGGAAAAAATGTGATAAATTGCAAGAAATATTTAAAAAGATTGGTTATGAAGTAGGTGATATGAAAATAACACAAAAGACAAAACCAGATTTTGAAACATCAACACAATTATTAACAGATTTTGTTAAAGATAAAAATTTCAAAACACTATTTAATAATGATAGAACATTAATGGATATTAATTTATTAAAAGTTGTTAATGAAACCTTATTAGAGTATGGCTTTGAATTAACTAAAAAGAAAATACTGGGTAAAAGAGATGAAGAAGGAAAACAACCAGTATCATACGAACACGAATTAAAACATAGACACCAAATAGTAGATTACATAGAAAGACGGAAAAATGAAGCAGAAACAAGAGATAAAAGAGATAAAAAACTACAAGAAGAATATAAAATAAACATAGAAGCATTAGATGCTTAAAAATAATTTGTATAGATTTACGCAAAATTATGATTATATAGTTTTGCGTGAATTAAGTGAATATGAGATTTATGAATATATCTTAAATAAATAATGAAAATCTCGTCTTCAAAATATTTAAATATTAATAATATTTGAATATATATTAATACTGAATATGAGATTTATGAATATATCTTAAATAAATAATGAAAATCTCGTCTTCAATTCAAAGAAATGAGCTTTTCTTTAATTTGAATATGAGTTTTGTGATTTTAGAGGCATTTTAAGAAAATAATGCATTTTAATATATTTGAATATCAACACTTGTCTATATTTTCACTAACTATTTGATCGTAATCTATATTATCTTTATTTTTAATATTTTTCATCATTTGATAATAATCATTCAAGGATTTATTATATTTCAAAAGCATATATAAACGAAAACAACAATGTCTACCACAAGTGGAAATATCTAAGTTTTTTTTATTTTGATAATCAACGTGATTATAAACAACAGGCATATTTGTTTTTGATAATAAAATGTCTAAATAAGGTTTTTCTTGTCCTAAAACTCTATTCATTTTTTTAGACCATTCTAATGGTGTGGAAGGCTTTGATCCATAAGAACAGAAAAATTCTATAGTACCTTTATTATTTAAACACATCGTCCAATGTCCGCTGTTTGGCTGTTGCAAGTATAAGAGGAAAAAATGGTCTTTATCCTTAGGTAATAATTCTTCAATATTACTAACATTTTTTAATTCTGGATATGTAATAATTCGTGATTTAGGAAAATAAGCGTTTATGTCATCATCCCCCATACTATCGTATTCAATAGTTTTTAATTTTTTAGGGGAGAAATTAGTGGTTTTAATAATTTTATTTATTTCATTTGGTATAGACATTTTATTGTATATATATATATTATATAATTATAATATTATTTTGATTGTAAATTTGATTATTTATATAATAAAAATATATATCATATTATATATATACAATAATGTCGCAAAGATTTTTATTAAATAACATTCAAAATGAATTAACAATACAACAAGAACAACTGGATAGTTTAGTAAATCAACAGGGAAATTTTACACAACCTTATCCAAGTGATATAGTTTTATTAAATAAAGATTTACAAGGTATAAATACTATTCAAGGTTTTAGTGGTGCAAATGTTTCATTTTCTAATGACATTAATTTAACAGATCATAGTATTAATAATTGTAATCAAATAAATACACAATCAATTCAGGATCTTGGAAGTATTAAAAACACGTTAAATGAAACATTAAATATAGAATATGATGGAGCAACCATACAACGAATTACTATGGATGATACTGGAATACGAATGACAGCAGATGTATTAAATGGAAATTCAGTTTTATTATATAATAATGTTGGAAATTTATTATTTCAAAATGGAGGTCAAAATATAACAAATTCATTAGGGACAACGACATCAAAAAATATAATTCTAACACAAGCTGGTGGTGGTAGTATTACATTTCCAGATGGTACTATACAAACCACAGCAGGTGGTGGGGGAGGAGGCGGTAGTATGAATAATCCAAGTACAGCAATATTAGATATGGCTGGATTTGATATTGAAAATGTAAATGCTTTATATTCACAAAATAGTTCATATTTTAATATAGCAAATTTGGATGAAAATGGAGCAAGTGTAAATGCTGTATTGTTAGATAATGATGGTGTAAGTATAACCACAAATGGAACAAACATAAATCCAAATTCATTAATATATGATGTTGCAGGAATTTTAAGTTTGAATGGTGGTAGTCAGCAGATCAATAATATACAGCAAATAAATAGTCAAACTGGTTATATATCATCCATAAATGGTTTTTCAACAATAACTATGGAAAATGATAGTGGAAGTGCTGGTGGATATATTGATAATGTGGCACAAATTTCAACACTTGCTAATAATGTTATTTATCCAGTAATGTCATTTTCATCAGCTGGATATATAGATTTTAATGGAAATAATTTGGGAAATGCAAATAGTCTTACTACTAATAATTTAAATTTAACATCTGGTTTAACATTTTCTACTACTGATTATCAAAATCCACAGACATTTCCATATTTAAATCAAGATATACAAACATTAACATCAACAGACAATACAATTGCCATAACACAAAATGGAACTGATACACATAGCTTTAATTTATCAGGTAATAATTTCAGTACACCAAGCAATCAAAATTTAGATATGAATAGTAATGAAATTTTAAAAGTTTTTGCATTAGGAGGTGATAATATAAATGAACTGACAATAGAAAATAATCAGGATATTAATGTGTATTCAAGACAGCAAAAAATAGATTTGCGTAGTAATCAAAATGGATATGAAAATTCAACAGGATATACAACAGAATTATTATTAAATAATACAAGTTGTAATTTGAATGTATATGATAATGTAGCATTACCACAAACCATAGCATATTCAGCATCATTAGATACAACAGGAAAATTTAATGTACCAAGTTTAGTATTAAAACAAGGTGGTGGTGGATCTATTAAATTTCAAGATGGAACAGAAATGAATACGGCTGGAGGGAGTGGTGGGGGAAATTTCAGTACACCAAGCGATCAAAATTTAGATATGAATACAAATGATATTTTGAATATTGGAAATATGCAAACAAGTAATGTGCCATATTCTTATATTGCAACACCTAACACAAATAATAATTTGGAAATACATACTAATATTAATACAAAATCAACAGATGGATATTGTGGTGTATTTTTAGATGGGGCATATAGAGAATTAGTTTTAAATGTAGACACAGGAACAAATGGAAATGCTAATAAAATGACTTATGATAATTTTGGTAATTTAACTTTATCAACACTAAGAGGTGTAGCAAGTCAAAATATAACAAATGAAGCAGGAACAACAACATCTAAGAATTTTCAATTAACCGCTACTGGTGGTGGATCTATTACATTTCAGGATGGAACTACACAAAACACAGCCTCTACTATGTTTAATCCAAGTATTGCAGATTTAGATATGGATAGTAATGATATTTTACAAGTAAATAATATAAATACTATAAATATTAATGGAACATCATATCCCCCTGCACCTGTATTTGTTGGAAATGCTACTGAAAATCTAAATATGAATGGATTTGCTATACAAAATTTCGGTCAATTAGTAGGTTTAAGTGCTGCTATATCATTACCAAATCAAGAGTTAATAGTTGCAGGTATTGATAATAACGATCAAATTCAATCTTTTGTAGGTATTAGTAATGGGATAGGTGTAGAATTTGTTAGTAAGTTTCAAACATTAAATCAACATATGAATTATGATAATAATGGTGATTTATTATTTTCAAATGGAGGTCAAAATATATATAACACAATAGGGACAACAACATCAAAAAGTATAATCCTAACACAAGGTAGTGGGGGTAGTATAACATTTCAAGATGGTAGTATTCAAAATACAGCTTCTGGATCTGGTGGGGGAAATTTCAGTACACCCAGCAACCAGAATTTAGATATGAATACAAATGATATTTTACAAGTAGGAAATATAAATTTAACTACCATAAATTCATCAGCTTATCCACCAGCATCTACGTGGGTTTCTACAGCTACAAGTGATTTGAATATGGATAATAATAGTATTACAAATATTGATAATATGCTGACAAGTAATGTGCCATATTCTTATATTGCAACACCTAACACTAATAATAATTTGGAAATACATACTAATATTAATACAAAATCAACAGATGGTTATTGTGGTGTATTTTTAGATGGATCAGTTAGAGAATTAGTTTTTAATGTAGACACAGGAACAAATGGAAATGCTAATAAAATGACTTATGATAATGATGGTAATTTGACTTTTTCAACACCAAGAGGTGTAGCAGGACAAAATATAACAAACACATTAGGAACAACTACATCAAAAAGTGTAGTTCTAACACAAGGTGGTGGTGGATCTATTAAATTTCAAGATGGAACAGAACAAAGCACAATAGGAGGTAATATGTTTAATCCAAGTATTGCAAATTTAGATATGGATAGTAAAGAAATACAAAATATTAAAAAATTAAATGGTGATAATACTGAAACATTAGTAATTCAAAATGTTAATTATGATATTAATCTTAATGTATATGAGAATACAGCATTAAAACGTCAATTACAATTATCTCAATTAAGTGGATTTTTAGTTGGTTTTGATAATAATAAATCAATTAATTATGATCTAAATGGAAGTTTAACATTTGAAGGAAATGGTGATGAAAATATTACTAATGAAAATGGAATAACTAAAAGTCAAAGTTTTGTAATAACAAGAGATGGTGGTGGTAGTATTAAATTTGCAGATGGTACTATACAGACTACAGCAGGTGGTGGTTCAGGTGGGGGAAATTTCAGTACACCATCTAATCAAAATTTAGATATGAATACAAATGACATTTTACAAGTAGGAAATATTAATTTATCAACAATAAACCAAACCGCATATCCACCCCCATCATCATTCGTGGGAACAGCAACAGGAAATTTGAATATGAATAATAATAGTATTACAAATGTTATAAATGTGAATGGTGTATCATACCCACCACCATCATCTTTTGTACCCATAGCAACAGAAAATTTGAATATGTCATCATTTGATATTACAAATGTTAGTAATATAAACACTACAAATATAAATGATATTCAAGCAAGACCAAGTAATACATATTGGGTAAATGAAGGAGTAAATTATTTAGAAGATGTATTACCATTAATGAGTAGTGGAGATGTATGTTATATTTCATCAGGTTCTTTTTCAAAACCATCATCAAATTTAGTCATCAATAAAACAAATGTGGGTATTGTAGCCCCAAACGTTCATCCTGCAATTACTGAATTTATATATAATCTTATTACAATTCAAGGTACACAAACACGTATATCAAACTTACAATTTGATGCGAATGTTATTTCAACAGCATCATCATCAAGATTTGATGATTGTGATTTTATGAAAAATGCTACATTTACACCATCAGGATATTTAACAATAAATAATTGTGAATTTGTAGGAACAGGATTTACATTAACAATACCATTTTTTACATCAGCATCAGCAGTTTTATTTACAAATTGTAATTTCTCAGGTATTACTTTTGTATTAAATAATCCATCACCATTACAAGTATATTTTAACAATTGTATAGGATTTGGTGCATCTTTTCCTACAAATGCTACTTTTGTAGGTATTAATTCAAAAGCTGATTTATCTACTACTACAACTACAAATAGTCTTACATTAACTCAAAATGCAGGTGGAACTATCAAATTCGCTGATGGTAGTATTCAATCAACCGCTGCTGGATCAGGAGGTGGTGGAAATATGTTTAACCCTTCAATCGCAAATTTATCAATGTCAAATTTTAATATTACAAATGTAGAAGACATAGATTTAACAACTATAAATGGAGCAGCTTACCCACCACCATCTTCTTGGGTTTCTACAGCAACAAGTGATTTGAATATGAATACACATAGTATTACAAATCTTGTAAATGTGAATGGAGTTGCATACCCAGCACCCAGCACTTTTGTAGGCACAGCAACAGGAAATTTGAATATGGCAAACAATAATATAAATAATGTAAATACATTAGGTATTAAATCAGGCGGTGATATAGTATTTGCGACTGATAGTTCAATACAAACAACAGCATATCAAAATTTAGATATACAAACACTAACATCTACAAATAGTAGTATAACAATAACACAAAATGGATCTAACGTTCATAGTTATAATATAGAAGCCGTAGGAGGTGGTGGGTCAGGTAATTTCAGTACACCATCAGCAGTTAATTTAGATATGGATACTAATAATATTTTACAAGTAGGAAATATAAACTTATCCACAATCAATTTAGCACCATATCCACCACCATCAACTTGGGTTAATGAAGCAACAACTGATTTAGATATGAAAGGTTATAGAATAAACAACGCACAATATATAGCAGATTGTAATGGATTATCTGGAAGACCAAATATAGAAATAAATATAAATGCCCCAGATATAAATAGTGCTACACAAGCATTTTTAAATGTATCTGTTAATAATGGTGTTTCTATGTGTACTGAATTTCAAACATTAGATCAACGGATGTTTTATGATAATAATGGTGATATTACATTTCAAAATGGAGGTCAAAATATTAGTAATTTATTAGGAACAACCACAAGTAAAAATTTAGTGTTAACACAAGGATCTGGAGGTTCTATAACATTTCAAGATGGAACAGAAATGACAACTGCAGGAGGTTCAAGTGGGGGAAATTTCAGTACACCATCAGCAGTAGATTTAGATATGGATACACATAACATTTTACAAGTAGGAAATATAAACTTATCCACAATAAATTCATCAGCCTATCCACCAGCATCTTCTTGGGTAGGAACTGCAACAACTAATTTGGATATGGATAATTTTGCTATTACAAGAGTTAATAATATGACAACATCAAATACAGCATATAATTATATTGCTACACCTTCTGCTACTAATAATTTGGAAATACATACTAATATTAATAATAAAACAGGTGGTTATTGTGGTATTTTTTTAGATGCTGGATTAAGAAGTTTAATTTTCAATGTAGATACAGGAACATCTACAAGTGGAGATGCTAATAATATGACTTATAGTGCTGATGGTAATTTAACTTTTGCAACAACAAGAGGGGAAGGAGGACAAAATATAACAAATTCATTAGGAAAAACCACATCTAAGAATTTTGAATTAACACAAGGTGGTGGTGGATCTATTACATTTCAAGATGGTTCAATTCAATCTACAGCTTCTGGTGGAGGTGGGGGTGGAAATATGAATAATCCTTCAACTGCAAATTTGGATATGGCAAATTTTTCAATAAATAATGTAGGAGGATTAAATTGTAGTGCTGATGCAATTATAAATTTACAAGGCGGTGTTTTAACAAATTATGCTGAAGGAAAAGATTTAAATATAATTAATGAACCAGCTGGTTTAGGAAGTATAGCAAGTCAAATTGTAATTGATAATCTAAGTGATATAGGAAATATAAATATTTGGCAAAGTGGTTATGATATTTTTACTAATGATACAACAACTAATAACAATATTCAAATATCAAGTCTTGATAAAGTTATGGTTAGAAATACCAGAGGATATGGTATTCATTTAATGGATGCTGTTAATACAATAGTTCAAGAAAATAGATATAAAAGTGATTTATTATTACAAAATGGATCAATAGTTTCAACAGCAATAGAAAATTTTGGTGGAGTTTTAGATAGTACTATTTTAAATTTATCAAATAATGGAACATTAAATTTGACTACAACAAAATTATCAGGAACAGAATTTAATATAAATGGTGGTGTTTTTCAATTAAATGGAGGATATATAAATAATCAAACGATTGCAAAAAATTTATTAATACAAAATTATACAAATGATAATAATGTAAGGAGTGATTTAGTTATTGTAAATCAAGATAATTTAGGTAATATAAATATATGGCAAAATGCTGGTGATAATTTAATATGGACTACTGATACAACAACTAATAATAATATTCAAATATCAAGTATTGATAAAGTAGTAGTTCAAAACACAAGAGGGGAAGGTATACATCTATTAGATGCTGTGGATACAATAGTACAAGAAAATACACATAAAAGTGATTTATTACTAAAAGATGGAACAATAGTTTTAACAGCAATTAAAGCACAATATATAACAGAAATAAGAACAGCAACTTTAACATTAGATAGTGAAACATTAGAATTAACAACTAATACAAATTTTCCTGTAATTAAAAATCTATTAGGAATAATATATAGTAGAGATTTTATATTAACACAAGGTGAAAATGGTGGTATAACTTTTTCAGATGGTAGTATTCAAATAACAAAAGCATTAAATACAAATATTACAAGCACAGAAAATACACTTGTAATAACACCATCAAATTTAACTACTGCACCTACTTATAATGTATATAATCCTTATGGATGGAATATTTGGACTTATACAGCATATAATGATGGCTCAAGTCTTCAAGATTGGTATGTATTTGGAGGTGGTGAAAATTCTGCAGTAAGTATTTTTAGACAAGTAGGAGGTGTAAATTATGTAGGAATTAATTATCCACAAGAAAGTCAAAATTTAACTGGTGGAAGATATAAATTTGAAATAACTTTAAATTATACAATACAAACAAATTCAGCATCTACAACATTTGTAGATTTAGTTTATGGATGGAATAATGATGATTTTAATGATAATAATTTTAGATCATATTTTTTCATACCACAAGGAATGAACGGACATAAAGGAACACATACATTTTCT